TTTCCTCAGATGCTTGACATTAGACCGATTGTAGTAAACGATCAGATGATTGTTTTAGGCGGCAATATGAGGTTAAAAGCCTGTATTGAAGCTGGTCTAACTGAAGTGCCGATAATAAAGGCAAGTTCTTTGACACCCGAACAGCAACAGGAGTTCATCATTAAGGACAATGTTGGCTTTGGCGAATGGGATTGGGATGCAATTGCAAATGACTGGGATGTTGAAAAAGTGATTGATTGGGGCTTGGATGTTCCCGATTATGAGCCTAAAGTATTAGAGGCCGAAGAAGATAACTTTGAAGTGCCTGAAACAATTGAAACAGATATAGTTTTAGGAGATTTGTTTGAGATAGGAGAACACCGTTTGCTTTGTGGAGATTCAACGGATAGCGACCAAGTTGCTAAACTAATGAATGGAGAGAAAGCTGATATGGTATTCACAGACCCTCCTTATGGAGTAGATTATGAAGGAGTTAATAATGACCATTTAAAGGCAGAACAATTAAGGCAATTCATTTATAACGCTTTGTTAAATGTTGATTTATTTCTAAGGGGAGGAGCTAATTACTATGTTTGGCATCCTGACATTCACGCTTATGAATTTATTGGTGCTGTTAGAGATGTAGGGTGGAGACAAGCAAAACCATCAACAATTCAATGGGTTAAGGATAGTTTGGTTTTATCTCAAGGAGATTATCATTCAAGGAATGAGCCTTGCTTGTATGGTTGGAAGGAAGGTAAAAATAGACAAAGAGTGGAAGACAGGACTCAAGATACAATTTGGGAATTCCCAAAACCAAAAAAAGCAGAAGGTCATCCAACAATGAAACCAATACCATTATGCGAAAGGGCTATAATAAATAGTTCAAAAATAAATTGGTTAATAATTGATACTTTTCTTGGTTCTGGTTCTACAATGGTAGCTTCACACCAGCTTAAAAGAAAATGCTACGGAATGGAGTTAGACCCTAAGTATTGTCAGGTAATAATAGACAGAATGAGAAAGCTTGACCCAAGCCTAATTATAAAGAAAAACGGAGTAGTTACGGAATATGCCATTTGAGAAAGGTAAAAGCGGAAACCCTGCCACTCAGTTTAGTAGTGAGAATCAGCCAGAAAAGAACGGCAGGCCCAAAAAGCTGCCTAAATTGGATGAGTTATTAGCTGATGTACTTGGTGAAGATAAAGATGGAATCGAGGCTGCTAAAGCAATCCTATTGGCCCTTAGAGCAAAGGCAGCCAAAGGAGATGTAAGGGCTGCTGAAGTGTTGTTAGATAGGGCCTACGGAAAGTCAAAGCAGACTGTGGACCTTAATCATTCGGGTGGTGTTAATTTGATATTTGAAAAGGCTGTCAATGAAGACAGTCAAAGTTAAATATACAAATGTCTTTGAAAGAAATAAAGACGCATATGATCAAAAGAGATTCAGGGTTATAGCTAACCAGGGATCAACGAGATCAGGCAAGACATATTCTTTAGGACAGTTGTTAGCTCTTTACATACCGCATAAGGAAAAGGTAACGATTTCTGTGGTCAGTCCTTCCTTACCTCACTTAAAGAGGGGTGCTAGAAGGGATATCTTACAAATCTTAGAGGATGCTGGTATCTACTCAGATGAAGCATTTAATAAGACTGACAATGTTTACCACTATCCAAATGGCTCTTACATTGAGTTCTTTGGTGCTGAAGATTCTGGTAAGGTTCGAGGTCCAGGAAGGGATATCCTCTTTATTAACGAGGCTAATCTACTTCCCCACTCTATTTACCAGCAGTTAGCACTACGAACAACTAAGACCATATTCTTAGACTTCAACCCTGTTGATGAGGCAAGTTGGGTGTATGATGTAGCAGACAAAGAGGGAAACTTATTAATCCACTCTACCTACAAGGACAATCCATTCCTACCTAAGGAACAAGTCAACGAGATTGAAAGCCTAAAAGATGCAGATGAGAATCTTTGGAAGGTCTTTGGATTAGGAGAAAGGGGTAAGAGTCAGGAGATAATCTACACTCATTGGAAGGTAGGTCAATTCCCTGATGACACAGAAACGGTTTATGGCTTAGACTTTGGTTATTCTGTACCTACTGCCTTGATTAAGGTAGGTTTTAAAGACAACCAAACCTATGCACACGAAATGATATATGAATCAAGGCTAACAACATCCGACCTAATAGAAAGGATGAAAGCCTTAGATATCAGAAAGTCTGATGAGATATTTTGTGACAATGCTGAGCCTAAAACGATTGAGGAACTAGTAAGGGCAGGATTTAATGCAAAGCCAGCTGAGAAAGATGTCTATGCAGGAATACAAAAGGTTAAAAGCCAACCTCTGACAATAACACCCGAATCAATCAACCTTATAAAAGAGATTAGATCATACAAGTGGAAAACAGATAAGGATGGTAAAGTCCACCCTGATGAGAGTCCGGTAAAGATGTGGGACCACGGTTGTGATGCTATGAGGTATGCAATATTTACAAAACTAAACAAGCCTAAGTTTGAAGTAATGGCTTGGTAAAGACATAAAATGGGCAAGATACAAGATGCTTGGAATGTACTGACAGGGAAGGCAATGCCTATGATGCCCATTGGTCAGCCCTTTGCATCCTACACAATGATGGGTGGTACTTATGTAGGAATTGCAGACAACAGAAAGAATTATATCATTGATGGCTATCAAGTCAATGACATTATTTATACAGCAGTTACTCTTATCACCGATAAGGTAAGACTACCTGAATGGGGTGTTTACAAGATAGTAGATGAGGAAGCATTTAAATCTTATGAAGGTTTAATGCGAAAGAAAGACCTTAACACCCAAGACTATAAGAAAGCCATTAAGTTTAGAAAGAAAGCATTAGAGCCTATTTATGTAGATAGGCTTTCTGAGCTTGTAAGATACCCTAATGAATATGAAACATTCCAGGACCTTGTTAGTAACTCAACAGGCTGGAAGTTAATCACAGGGGGTAGAACGGTTTGGGCTGAGATGTTGGAGTTAGGTGCTAATCAAGGCAAGCCTTTCCAACTACACAACTTGCCCTATCAAGAGATATCAATCATCGCAACTACAAATAAATTCCCAATCATTGAGCAGGGTTATGTAATGACTAACCTTTCGGATGCTTACTTCCCTAAGGCTCAGGTTTTGCACGATAAGTATCAGAATTATGATTGGGATGTCAATGGGGCTCACCTTTATGGAATGAGTCCATTGAAGGCAGCTCTTAGAAGATTAAGTAGGTCCAACTCAGCTATCAAGGCATCAGCCGCTATGTTAGAGAATCAGGGTGTTAAGGGTGTCCTTTATGTGGATGACCCAAGAGTCCTGTCTAATGGTGTTGACCCTATGGACACAAGAAAACAAGTAGAAGCCATTAAGCAGAAACTTGTAGGAAAAGGTGAGTGGGTAGGATCAGAGAATTGGGGTAGAATAGGAGTGAGTGGTTACAAGATGGGCTGGCAAGAGGTTGGCCTTAGTCCTGTTGACCTTTCTATTATAGACTCAGAGAAGTGGGATTTAAAACGGTTTGCGGCTGTTTATGGAGTGCCAAGTCAACTTATGGGTGATGCAGACACTTCCACTTATAACAATGTCAGAGAGGCTGAAAAAGCCCTTACAGCTCGTTGTGCTATCCCTGCCCTTGTAGCCTTTAGAAACCACTTTAATCGTAAACTCCAAACAGATTGGGGATATAAGGGTCAGAATGTTTATGTTGACTTTGACCATACAGTATTTACAGAACTTGCTGAGGATGTGGCTAACAAGTCCACTTGGATTAAGGACCTTAAAACACTTAGTCCTAATGAGCAGAGGATGTTGTTAGGTCTTGAAAGAATAGACAATGACCTTTTTGATGAGCCTTGGATAACTACACAAGATGGTATGCCATTAAGTGAGTATTCAACTCCAGGACTGCCACAGGATGTAAGTGGTGAGGAAGAAGGTCCAGAGTTGGAGGATGAAGTAGATGATTGAGGACATAATAAAGCGGACTTATCCTATAACCAAAAAGGAAAAGTGCTGTGCAATGTTAAAAGCGAAAATGGAAGCCAAAAGACAGGCTTTAAGAGATAGGTTAAATGACCAACAAAGAGAGAACAGAATGGGCAAAGAAATACAGCCGGACCAACAAGAAGTTTGGCAGTCAATTCTACCCTAAAGTTAAAAGGTCATTAGATAAGGTTGTCAGCTCTTTGATAGGTACACTAAAAAGGAAAGGTGCAAGGCAGACACTTGTAGAGCTTAGAACTAAGCTATGGAGTGATGACCTAAATAAGCCAATCTCAGACATCTACAAGAAAGTAGGTGTTTACTATGCTAATGAGACCTATAAACAAATAAGGAGGGAAATAGCACAGAAAGGGATAGGCAGAGATGAGGGATGGATTAAGTTCATTCAAGATGAACTCCAAAAGACATTATTGCAATATGCAGTAGTAAAAACCTCAGAGACACTTAGGAATCACTTGATCTTAGTCTTACAGAGTGCAATAGCCAAAGAGTTAACCTTAGATGAGATTATCAAGTTATTTGAAAAGTCAGGCTTTACTGCAATGCAAGCAGAGAGGATAATTAGAACAGAGGTAGGAAGGGCAGCAAACACAGGAGTAAAAGCAGCAGCATCAGGGTTTAACTATGAAATGGTAAAAGAGTGGATTGCCTTTAGAGATTCAAGAACAAGGGGTTTTAAACCTGAGCAACCTAAGGACCACTATCATATGGATGGACAAGTTGTTGACTTCGGTGATGACTTTACAGACCCAAGAAGTGGTGAGCAGATTGAGTATCCTTTAGCACCTGGTGGATCAGCAGCAATGGTGATAAACTGTCGGTGTAGTTATATAGTAGTACCTAAAAGAGATAGCAGAGGACAACTAATCAGAACATAATTTGGGAGGTGATTAGGTGGCAATAGCCAATACTGCAACAATGAAATAAGAACCAGACCTAACCCTCCCTAAATGAAAGAAACTATGAAAAGATATTTTGAGCAAAAACTGATAGCAGACTCAGTAAGAGATGTATCAGAAACTTCACGAAAAGTGAAGGTTGCCATTAGTCAGATGGGTTCTAAGGACTTTGACAATGATGTCATTGACCACGGGGCTTACAATAAGACTATGGCTGAAAGAGGTCCTAAGGGTGCTAATTTGATTTGGCATCTTACAGACCACAACCCATCCTTAAAGAGTGCCATTGGTAAGTTTTCTGAGTTGTATGTAGAGGGTGACTACCTTGTAGGGGTTACTGATGTTCCTAATACAACTTGGGGAAATGATGTACTTGAATTTTACAAGTCAGGGCATATTAACCAACACTCTGTAGGGTTTAGAACTATTAAGGCAGAAGCACAACAAAAAGGTCAAGCTGAGGAGTACAACCTTATTAAAGAAATCCTTTTGTTTGAAGGTTCTGCTGTACTATGGGGAGCTAATCCTAACACACCAACTCTGACAGTAGGTAAAAGCCTAACTAAAGAGGAAGTCACCGAACAGCACGAAAAACTAAGCAAAGAGTTGAATCTTTTAATTAAGAGCCTAAAAGATGGTAGATATACTGATGAGGCTTTTGAATTTATTGAGATTCGCTTTGCACAAGTAAATGAGGCAATTAAGTCACTCTTATCTACTGAGGCCACTCCTATTGTGGAGCAACCCGCACAAGCAGTTGCAGAAGCTAAGGAGCCGGTTATTGATTATAGTGACCTGAAGCATACACTAAACAATTTTATTTACAAATTAAATTCCTAAAAAGTGGAAGAATTAAAATCAATTGAGGCCTCAGTAAAATCTGCTACTGAGATCGTTGAAAAAATGAAAGCAGCTAATGAGGCTGTAATTGCAGATGTAAAAAATGAAGTGGCTGAAGTAAAGGCTGCTGTAGTTACTATGGATGAGGCTGCTAAGAAGAATCAAGCTGCTCTTGACCAACTGATTGCTGAGAAAGCTGCAAAGACTGTAAACAACAAAACTAAGTCTTTCGGTGATGCTTTCTCTGAGCAAGTTGCTGAGGCATTTGAGGCTAAGCAAGCTGAAATCAAAGAGTTCCAAAAGAACAAAAATGCAAAGTTGACTATTGACCTAAAAGCTGTAGGTACAATGACTTTGGGTAACAACTTAAGTGGTGATGGTGTTGCTACTTACAATAGCCGCCAGGGATTGGTTCCTGCACAGAAAATCAATATGCGTGACCTTATCCCTACTGCTGTAAGCCCAACAGGTCTTTATGTGACTTACCGTGAGACAGGTACAGAAGGTTCAATCGGAATCCAGACTGAAGGTTCAGCAAAGTCTCAAATCGACTACGATCTAACTGAGGTTAAGGTTGTATCTGATTACATTGCAGGTTTTGCTCGTTTCTCTAAGCAAATGATGTTCCAACTTCCTTTCTTACAGAACACACTTCAGAGAATGTTGCTTCGTGATTTCTACAAGAAAGAGAATGCAACTTTCTTCTCTGCTGTTTCTGCTGCTGCAACTGGTTCTACTACTACCTCTGCTTCTGTTGATGCTGAGCAGTTAGTTGACTGGATTGCTAACCAATTGGATGCAAACTTTGAAGCATCTTTCGCTTTGGTATCTTATGCTCAATGGGCTGACTTACTTAAGACTAAGCCTGCTGACTACTCTGTACCTGGTGGATTTGTAATCGATGCTAATGGTAATGTTCGTATCGCTGGAGTACCTGTAATCGGTGCATCTTGGGTTACTAATGACAAAGCCTTAATCATTGATGCTAACTACCTTGAGCGTGTTGAGACTGAAGGATTGCGTGTTGAGTTTTCTTACGAGGACAGCGACAACTTCCAAAAGAACTTGGTAACTGCTCGTGTTGAGTGTTTTGAGGACATCAACATTATGAGAACAGATGCAATCATCTACGGATCATTCTAATTAGTGCTGTGGTTTGATGTGGTGATAGGGGTCGGGTTTCGGCCCACCCCTTTTTTTAAATAATATCTATGTTATACAATTTACTGATAGATTGGAATGTGGTGGATGATGGGAGTGCTGCCAATGAGACATTTGGTTTGCAGTCTGCATTTTATGACACTACTCCAGACTCTTATACAGAGACAATCTCTGCATTGATAGGAGTTACTATAAAGGCATTATTTAGAGAATCAGACCCATACGAGAGAGTGAGTTCTAATCCTTCGGGAAAAGAGTATGCCTTTAATGCAGCCACAGGAGTATTGACATTTGACCCTAACATTACCTTTAACCCTAATGAGAAACTTTTTATAGTTTACACATCAGGAACTGAAACTACTATTGATGATGTGGTGACAGTTACTGAGATGAAAAATTATTTAAGATTAGAGGGTTTTATTGACCAATCAGAAAGTATCTCATCTGAGTTTAATGATGATGACAATATCATTGAGGAGTTAATCGTATCAGCAAGGGAAAGACTAGAGGAGTACACAGGATTATCATTTGTGCCTAAGACTATTGAGATTGAGTTTACTAATCTTGCAGGAGGATTTGAAATTCCTTTCGGTCCTGTAACTACAATATTATATTTAAGGGATTCAGAGGGTGATTCAATAAGCACAGATGACTTTGAGGTATCTTTGAATGGCAGGATATTAAAAGACCCTAAGTGGCAGAATATGACTATGCAATATGAGTGTGGTTATAGTGTTTTACCTAAAGGTCTTAAGGAGGCTGTAATGAAAGAGGTAGCTTATAGATATATTAACAGAGGTGATGAGAATGTGGATGGATTAAGCAGAGAGGCAATGGTTTTAGCTTCTAAGTATAAAACAGCAAACTGGATAGGATGATAGGCAACACCAAACCAATCAAGTTGCTAAAGTACACCACTACAATAGATGCTAATGGTGATGCAACTGAGACTGTGGCCACTACCTACAAAATGTGGGCTGAGGTGACAGATGATGGTGGTGGTAGGTCCCAAGCTGATGGAAAGACCAACTTAGGGGATAGTAAAGTTTTTAAGATTAACTTTAGAAACTATAATATCACTCCTGAGTACAAGATTGAATACTTCGGGCAGACTTATGCTATAAGTAATGCCAAGAGGGTAAATGAGCAAAGGTTTAATTGGGAGATATCCGCATTTTCAATATTTGAGCTTGATTAAAGCAAATGTCATAGGATTGGATCAGTTAAAAACAAGAATCCAAAATGCTACTAAAGAAACTCAGACTCTTGTGGATGCAGAGTTAGAGGCAGCAGCTATGAACTTTGTAGGATTGGCTAAGAAAGATTTGGCAAGTCAGGGAGGTGATAGAGGAACTTTATTAAGGTCTATTACTTACAGTAAAAAGGCTGACTTACAATATACGGTTAGTGCCAATGTCTTTTATGCTCCATTTATTGAATTTGGAACAAAGAGTAAGTTCAACCCTTATCCTGGGACTGAGGAGTTCGCAAGTCAGTACAAGGGTGCAAAAGGGAGTGGAGCTTTGAAGTTGATTGATGCTATTAAGGGGTGGGTAAAGAGAAAGAGAATAGCCACAGGCAAAGAGGTTGACAGAGTAGCCTTTTTAATAGCAAGAAGTATTTATAAGAATGGTATAAGTCCTAAGCCATTCTTTTTTAAACAAATCACACCGGTTAGGAATAACTTGGTGCAAAATGTAACAAGGGTATTAGATGGCATATAAAAATGCACTATATCAAATTAAGACCGAGTGGTATCAGACCTTAAATGGTCAGCTATCGGTTAATGTTTATAAGGATGCTGTACCCATTACAGAAACAGGCAACTTTGTCTTATTAAGAGCTGAGGGTTCTACAGACAGAGAATTAAATAATTCGGCTTTCTTTAGGTCTGCTATACTTGTGGTAGAGATATTTACCCAATTTCCTACAATCGCAAATAGCAAGACTGCTTATGACATAGCCCAAGAGATTGATGACTTAGTAATGCTAAGTCCTAACTCTTATGGCATAACCTTAACAGACTTTCAAATCACTCAATTGACTGTACAATCAGAGACAGAGCTTTATGAGGATGATGGGGCTGTAAAGGTGTTTAGGGTAGTAAAAAGATACGAACACATTATAAATCAAAATTAAATACAAACAAAATGGCAGATGCTACAACAATCTCAGGAAGTGTGATGTTCATTGAATATTCTGACACTCCGAGTGGTGCAAAAAAGTCGGCTGTTTGCCAAAGTGAGGGATCATTTGATGGCAGCCGCAATGTGGTTAGTGATGAAACTAACTGTGGAACTTTGAAAGTATTAGGACCTCAAAACAACCGCTTTACACTTAATGCAGTTGTTGACACAGTACCTGATGCAAATGAGGCTTCCTACAATGATTTTCAAACTTTGTATGCCAACAACACTAAGAAGTATTGGCATTTGACTGATTCAGCAGAAACTATCTATCACGGTGGTTATGGCTGGATTTCAGCACTTGGTCAGCAGAACACAAGCGGTCAGACTGCTAAGTTCACTATGACTATTGAGATTGAGGGAGACATTGATACTGAACCTGCAAGTTAATCACTATGAAAACAATCACACACAGCATAGGTGGTAAGGATAGAATATTGGATGTAGGCAAGATGTGGTTTTCCAAGTTTTATGGGGAGGCCACTTCTTCCGATCCATTACTAATGTCTGAGCTGCTTAGTAAACCAAACAAGCAATTTGACTTTATCTGTGGCCTTGTCTATGGTGGTATTAACTGCCATAACAAAGTAACTTACAACTCAGAATTTGTAACCATTGAACAGGTGCAAGATTGGGTAGGTAGTATGGATGAGACAGAGGCAGCAGAGTTAATTAATAAGTTTGTAGAGGTTAACAAACCGAAAGAGCAGGGGGAAAAGTAAGCCCAGGCAAAAGCCTGACCTGGGATGAGATGAGGTCGGAAGCATTTGGACAAATAGGCCTACTTCCGCATCAGTTTTATGACTTAGAGGCAGATGAGTATATACTCTTACGGAAAGGGTATATTGAGAAGATAAAGAATGAGTCATATTTGTTAAGGTTTCAGACTGCACTCATTTGTGAGGCATTTATAGGCAAAGGAAATGGGGCAAGATTTGTGATGGATAGTTGGCAGCTTGAAGAAAAGTCAGAGCTAAACCAAGAGCAAATCAGGTCCTTATTGAAAGCTAAGAGGGAGAAGGAAGCCCTTAAAAGAATAAAAAAGAATGGCTGAAGGCTTACAGATACAAATAGGGGCAAATGTCAGTAGTGCAGTACAAGGACTCAATCAAGTACAAACTGAACTTAATCAGACTGAGAAAGACTTAGTAGGATTAGGCAATTCAGTTGATAAGGCAGCCGCTAAACTTAGAAGCCTACCTAATGCAACAGGACAAGCTACTTCAACCCTTACTAACTTTAGCCGAGTGGTGCAAGATGCTCCATTTGGCCTTATTGGTATTGCCAACAACATTGATCCTTTAGTCACTTCCTTTAATCAGTTAAAATCTACCACAGGCTCTACAGGAGGTGCATTAAAAGCCTTAATTGGTCAGTTAGCCGGACCTGCTGGTATTGCCTTAGCTATTTCTACAACTACATCTTTACTGATTGCCTTTGGTGATAGATTATTCAAGTCAGGAGGTGCAGCTAAAGAATTAGCAGAGCAAAGTAAAAAGGTTGCTGAGGCACAACAAGCTATAGTCCAAAACTTAGGGCAAGAAAGAGCAGAGGTTGACAAACTCATCATTCTTTTAAAATCAGAGAACACAACAAGAGGGCAAAAAGAGACAATCCTAAACAAACTCAAACAAATAAACCCTCAGTATTTTGGGGACCTAAAGAATGAGGCTGGATTAGTTGATAATTTAACAATTGCTTACAGAAAATATACAGCAAGCCTTGTAGCAAGGTCAGAGGTAGCAGCACTCACTAAAGAGTTAGAAGGTATTAGTGCAGAGATACTCAAATTAGAGAAAGCTGGTGCAACTACTGAGGTTATTGACTTAGGATTACAAAGAGGCTTAGATGGTCGCTTACAGACAACAAAACTTTTAACTAAGGAGCAACAGGCTCAGTTAAATCTTAACACACAATTATCGGCACAAGAAAGGGAAAGACAGAGAATCCTTGATCTAATAGCTAAAAAAGAGGCAGCCTTAGTAGATGATATAAAGATATCAGTAAAAGAGGCAAAAGTAGAACCTCAGAAAGTAAAACTATCATTACCCACTATCACAACAATTGGGGATAATGAGATTGAGATACCACCTATAGAACAAGAGGTGGTAGTGCCTTTAAAGAATGTGCAGTTTGACTTTTATGATATAGATAAAAGCAGACAATTAGGACAAATTAGGGCGCAGTTTGAGGCTTTAGGATTACAGATACCACCTATCAACTTACAAGCCATAATCCAAAACCCTGACATTTTAAATCAATTAAATGAGCAGTTGGATGTGGCATTTCAAAAGTTTAATCAAGTGTCATCTCTTGTGGGAGGTACATTTGCTGCTGCCTTTGATAGTTTGTTTAGTTCAATAGAAAAGGGTGGGGATGCAATTGGTGGTTTCTTTGATGGACTTGCACAAGGGATACAACAATTAGTGCAAGCCTTGATACAGACTGCTGCAATAGCAGGATTAGTGTCCTTAATTACAGGCACACCTTTTAGTACAAGTTTTAAGTTATTATCAGGTATCACTTTGCCAGGAAGGGCAAATGGAGGTCCTGTTAGTGGAAATACACCATATTTAGTAGGGGAAAGAGGACCTGAGTTGTTTGTGCCTGCTGTTAGTGGTGGAATAATTCCTAACAATTCAGTAGGCTCTTTTATGAGTGGTAGAATGGGTGATAGTGGTAGAGGAACAACACTCAGAGGTCAAGATATTATTTTGGCATATGCCCGAACACAAAGAAGTCAATTAAGAGTTAATGGCTAATTACTACAAAGGAAGTTTTGTCAATACTCAGGTTGATTACACGGACAATAGTCCGAATGAGCAAACCTTTTATCTAAAGATTACTGACACCACTCAAAATGATGGCTCAGAGGTAACTTTAGAGATGGCTGATGCTCCTATTGTCTTACAAACAGTAGATAACTCAGAAGATAAGTTTACAACCATTAAAAGTAAGAGTTGCACAATAAGGGTATTTACTGATGATATAGTAAATGCTATGACTTTTGCTGGAGGTGGAGATACACAATATAAAGTAGAGGTTGCTGTAAATAGTGAGTCAGATATTATCTACACAGGATGGCTTTCTTTATCTGATTTAGGTCAGACATTCCAACCTGATCCTAATGTCTTACAACTAACTGCAACAGATGGGATTGCTTTTTTACAAAGTGTTCCATTAAGTGACAATGAGGGTAGGTACTTACAAGGTCCACATCCTTTAATAAAATACATAGCTTGGGCATTACAAAAGACAGGCTTAAACTTAGATATTTGGGTGCAGATGAATCTTTTAGAAGTATCTGCTATTTATGACTATCCTGAGTATCATTTTTACAATACAGTATTTTTAGATGCTCAGACTTTTGAGGCAGACTTAGGTGAGTTAGAGGATTCCTATACTGTCTTAAAGAAAATATTAGGGGAGTTCTGTGAGTTAAGCCAACAAAAGAATAAATGGTTTATTAAATCTATAGATGAAGCTAACTATGCTCAGTTTAGGATTTGCCGCTTTGATTCTGATGGTGAGCCTGTAGATTACATAACTGAGCTTTATGCTAAGGACATTGGTGCTGATAGTCAGTATTACACTATGGCCTTTATGAATGATGATGCAAGGCTATCATTACAAAGACCTTATAAGTCTGTCATTCATAAGTTTGACTACAACTATCCTTCAGAGATTGTCCAAAATATAGACTTTGAAAGGGGAACTGCTACAACTGAGCCTGATCCTACACTACCAACAAGCACAGGAATATATACTCCACAAGGGTGGACTTTGGCAAGGGCTGGTGATGGCACAAGTGGGATATGGTTAGACCTTTACAAGCAAGCAGGGGCAAGAGGTGAGATAATCAAGGAGTTTGAGTATGGCTATGAGAAAGACCGCTATATGGTGGTTGAACACGAAGATGTAGCCGGAACTGACTATATCCATTATGTTAAGTCAACTCCATTCTATGTCCAAAAAGGAGATAGATTAAGTGTGTCAGTTGATGTAGGGCAAGACCAAGATTTACTATATATAAATCCTGTTCACATTTGGTTAGAAGCTGATACTTCTTACTATACTTGGTATTATGACCCTACTAACCCTTCAAGTATTATCAATGAATGGGTTGCTAAAAATAAGCCATTAACTGCTGCTATAGCCGACAATCCTTTTACTCAAATGTGGAGGATTGCTTTAGATGACAATCTTGATGCTGAGGATGATTTGCCAAAATACACAAATATTAGTTCTGAGATAGAAGTGCCAGCAAATGGTAGAATTTGGATAAGATTAGCAGTCAACTTTAATATTACTTATCCAATTTATTTTAGCAATCTTACTGTTAGTATTACTCCAAAGGTTAATGGCTCTTATCAAAAATATACAGGTCAGCAACACACCTCTGAGCAAGACATAGACACCCTTGCAGTTCGGGAGGAGTCA